CCGACCTTTTTCCCCCCAGCTATAGCGTCCCCAATTGCGTAACTTGCCATTGCCGATGCCACCATCGCGCCAATCGTTGGGCCAAGTGCTGCAGCCGAAGCCGTGAAGCCCATCTGGGTCGCAATAGAGCCAGCAACGGACGTGGCCCCGGACGATGCTGTATCCACAGCCCCCTGCACCACAGGGCGCAGCACCATCGTTTTGAACATATTGACAACGGAGTCACGCAGATTTTCTGCGAAGCCTTTGCCGGACTCAAACCCGCGCATGAGCGCGTCGGTGATGCTGTCGTTGATTTTGTCGGCGGTTTTTTGCCACTCTTTTGCGGCATCGTCGGCGGCTTTTTTGGCTTCTTTGCGGGCTTTTTCAGCGGCCTCTTTTGCCCCGCCTACTGTTTCAAGCCGGGATAGTTCGCGCAATTTGGCCGCTTTGTCTTTGGCGTCTTGCGCGGCTTGCAGGTAGGCGTCTTTGAACTCGCCCGCATAGGCGCTGGCGTTCTGCAGCGCGGCGGCGTAGGCCTCTTGGTTGGCGGCGGCTTCGTCGTACTTGGCGGCAGTCAGTGCCGCAACTGCCTCCGCGGTTTGGCCGATAGCTGCAACCTCTTTTTGGCGCTTGGAGATTTGCGAATCCAAGTCGGTGGAATCTTTCACCCGCAGGTCGTACCACTTGTTCAGAGCCTTGGACTTTTCCTCCAGGGCCTTGGCGCTTTCTTTTGCGGCTTTGCCTTCTTCTACTTGGGTGTCCACCAACGCGGCGCGGCCCAGCACCAACTCACGAACTTGGGCGATTTGGCCCAATGTTCCGAGCGATGCCAGAAGGTTTTGCGCCTTCTGCACTTCGGTCAATTCTTCCTCTTTGTCGATGCGCTTTTGCACATCGGACAGGTAAGAAGCGAGCGATCTTTGCGCGTCGGTGATGGTTTCTTTGGGTGCTGCTTTGCTGGCCTTTGCACCTTTTTTGTCGAAGGCCGCGAGCGCATCGTTGTACTTCTGTTGGCTTATCAGCCCGGCTTCCAACAGTTCAGTGTTGTCAGCAATCAGCTTGTTGCGGTCACGCAGCCGCTTTGTGCTTTCGTCGTTATTGTCGAAGTTGGCAAGAAGTTCTTTTAGCCTGACTTCTTTTGCAGCGTTGGCAATCTGGTTCTTCTGCGCAGCGTCAACGGCAGCAAAGTAAGCAAGGCGCGCATCTTCTTTGGTGGTGTCCTGTCCATGCTTCGCGTAAATATCGCGCCGCCGCTGTAGCTCTGCACGTTCCTCGTCACCAGTTGCAGCGCGGCCAGTGATGCCGCCAATTGCAGAATTGGATAGGGCTTTTACGGCGTCCCACACGGATGTGGCATACCGGCCCCACGCTTTCGTTGCGGTATCCAAAGGCCCTAGGTTTGCAGCATGCGCTTCTTCTTGGTCTTTAATGGAGTCAATAAACGCTCTTTGTGCAACCGTTACCGCTTCGGTTTTGTTGCCCTGCTCCAGCAGGGCTTCGATTTGCTTGTAGGTGGCAAGTGTCAAATTGTCGAAGTCTGCCAGTGGGTCTTTGGCAAGCGCAACCATTTTCTTGGCGGTTTCCTCGATTGAGGCCCCGCCTACGCGCTCAAGGTCTATCGCAGCTTTTGTAACGCCTTGCAAGGTGCCGTCCACCTTAGCGCCTGCACCGATGAACGTAGCCAGCGCCTCACTTGCTGTGCCGCTGCTAACGCCCATGTCGTTAAGCCCCTTTGCGGCTGCGCTAAGGGCAGAGAATGATGTTGTGCTTTGTGTTCCTGCAATGGCTACCGCGTTGCGCAGTGCTTTCACATCCTCGGATGCGGCGTATGCGGCGTACCCAACCGCGCCTACTGCGGCTGCGGTCAGGGATAGCGGGTTCACCAGCCCCAGGACGTAACCGCCCAGCGCTTTCGCGGCGTTGCCAACACCCCCAAATACATCCTTCAACTGACCGCCTTGTTGCAGCAGCACAGTCAGTGGTGCCTGACCACCTTGCAGCGAAACGATGATGTCGGTGAACTGCGCTGGCACTTGGCGCAAGGCTGCGGTGGTTTGCTTGGCAGTCATGCCAAGGCGTTCCATAGGCTGTTGAAGCCCAGCACCCACACCTTTGCCTGCGGCCAGCGCAGCCGCTTCTGCGGCCTTGAGGTCGGTGACTATTTTCTGAACGGCTTGGGTCTTGTCGATGCCCAGCAGTTCGGCGCGTATCTGGTACTTCTCGCTGGCAGTTTTTCCGAACGATAGCAATTCAAGGCGCGCTGCGGCTGCGCTGCGCTCAAAGTTGCCGAACTGGATGGCCGCTTCGGACGCGGCCTTGTTAGCCACCTGCTGCGCTGCGGCTTGCTGCTTTACGGCGGCAGTTACCGCTTCGTTTTGCGTTGCGAGTTTTTGCAGGCCAGCGATAGTCTGGTTGACCGTATCGTTCTGCAAACGTGGGTCAGCCGATTGCAACGTGCGGGCCTTGTTGACCATCGCCTGCGTGACGGAATCCACGTCCGCAGCAGTTCGGCGCAACTGGCTGACGTAGGAGTTGGTGAACCGGGCAGACTCACCCAGTTCTTCTTTGGTGGCCCGAGCGATGCCACCAAATGCGTCTTTGAATCGCTCAATGTTCGCTGTCGCTTCGGCGGGTACGCCAAGGCTTGCCAAGCTCTTGCTGGTGCTTTGCGCGGCTTGCTGTGCCGCGACCGGGATGCTTGCAAACTCTTGCTTGATGTCGGCTACACCAGCCGCAACCCCGTCTGCGGAGACAACTGGGCGTATGTAGACTGTGCCGCCCCCATCTTGTCCAGTTGTCGCCATTTACTTGTCCTTGGTGTTGATGATGGTCAAGGCTTCGGCCTCGATCACGCGAATATCCTGAAACAGCCGCTCATGGTGTTGATCGTCTAGTTTCATGCGCTCCATGCGCGTAAAAAGCACGTTGTAGTCAAGCCCGGTGGGGCCTGACATTCCTGTGCGCCATTGTGTTGAGACACTAGAAAAAAGCGAAATGCTTTCCTCGTTTTCAGGCCACAACGCAAAGCTGGTGTCCCCGAAGTCCTCGGGCCGAAGCCCAGCGGCAAATAGCTCCGCTTCGGTGGCTTCGGTTTCGTACAGCTTGCGTGCAGCCTCTCTCAGTTTCCCAAGCGGGCGGTGGTCAGTTCGGCAAGGTATTTGTCGATGATTGCCCGTGCTGCGCCAAGGTAGTTCTGGGTTAGCAGTTCGATGTTCTTTGCGTCGAACGCATCTTCCAGTTCCCATCCGCTTGCGATGTCCATGATGACTTCAACATCCTTCGCTTCACCGTCTTTGATCGACTCGATGAAGTCTGCGAACTGGTCGCGCGTGCGGCCTTTGAAAGTGAACTCCACCATCTCTGCGGCTTGGCCGGGGATGGGGATCGCCACCTTGGCGGTGAACGTGGGTTTTGCGACGAGAGTAAATTTTGGTCGTGCCATTTTTGAATCCTTGGAGTTATGCGAAAAAGGCCCATTGCTCGGGAGCGACCCGTGGGCGTAAAAAAGCCCCACCGGAGTGGGGCTTGGGGCAACAATTACGATGCATACCTAACTGGGCGGCCTTGCAGGGCAACACCGGCTTTAACAGCCATCAAGTTGCCTTTGGTCAACGATGGGGTTTCGTCGAAAGCAAAGATGCCGTTGTACAGAATGAAACCGCCAGCGGGCAGCGTTGCGCGCAGAGCGGTGGTAGCGCGGGTCAGTGCCACGGCCTTGATGGCTTGGTAGCCAGCCAATGTTGGATCGTCCGCAATTTCCATCGCCAGAGTTTGCGCGCTGGTGGTGGTTGGGATTTGCGTGTCGTAGTCCTGCTCCAAGAAGGAGAAAGTCGTGTACTGAGGATCGCCACCACTGGAGGTGGTGCTCATAACCTGCGTGATCTGTGTCCAGGTGTTGATCTTGCGAATCGTGCCTGTACCAGAGCTTGCGGGGTACAGCGTAGTGCTGGTGGTGTCCAAATCCTCCAGCACCAGGTTGGAGCCGGTGGGCGACTTGACGCGGAAGATACGACCGTTGGCGCGGGACCAGCCGGAAGTAAATTCAACGTAATCACCAACGGTCAAGGTGTTGGTAACGGTCAAGGTCGTTTCCGATGCGTTGGACGCTGCGGTTACGGTGAGGCTTGCGGCGTATGCGGTGGCGACTGCCAACACGATGCCATTAGGTAGAGATACTGCCAAGATAGTGCCTTTTACGGGGTGTCCCCGTACAAATAAACACCCGAAATTCGGGCGAAAAAAAACCGCCGCGCATTGCTGCGAAGCGGTTGACTTGATTCCCTTTCGGGCACAAAAAAACCCGCACTAGGCGGGTTTCGTTGTTTGGTTTGTTTGGGCTATCTATCAGCCCAAATCGTGAAGTCCTGCATCGACCCGTACACCAGCATGTCGTGGTCGTAGTCCGAAATCGGTGCGCTCTCAGGCTCACCTTGGAACAGCACCGACATGCGGATTGCGTCCTCGATGGCTTGCATCGTTGCCACGGCACTGGCGCGGGTGTCAGCCCACACGTTGACCTGCACGCGGGCGTTGCGCTTGTTGGGCACCAACCGGTCTACGAAGTTGATGGCCGCGCCACCAATCTGTTGGTAAGTGACGTATGGGCGCACGGTTGTGGTCGGCGCAACGTCTGGGTACGTGCGCGGGCACACGGCTGCTAGAACGGTAAAGAGGTCGGCTTCAAGGCTCATGTGTCTGCACCGTAAACAGGGTTTCCACCAGCCAAGACGGCCAGCAGGGTTTGCTTTGCCGCAGCGATGGCCGCGTTTTCTTTGTCTTTTGCTTTGCGGATAAACGCTTTGCCGGGTATCTGGATGGGCGATGGCAGCGTGACGTAGTACGCATCCTTGGTGGCTTGTGATGCGCGCTTGCTGGGTTTCTTTCTGCCGTCCATACCAGGGCGCACCATTGGCCGAACTTGGCCCTGTGCGTTCTGGTAGTAGCGGTATCGCTGCAAGTGGCCACGCTCAACAAGCCACCCGTGCGGTGCCTTGGTCTTGTTCCAGCTAATGTCGTAAGCCGCAACTTTGCCTTCAACCGAAATCGCTTTGTTGTAGACCTGATAGATTGACTTGTTCAGGTTCCCGGTGTGCGTTTTTAGTTGCCCAACATTGCGCTTCACTTCGTCGTAGAACACCTGAGCTGCGGCCTGCGCGGCGGGGCGTATTGCTTCGGATATGTTGACTTCAAGCCTGTCAACCAAGCGGTTGAAGTCGGCCATGTCAACTTCCATGATGAAGGGCGCGAGAGCCATTACTGCAAAACCTCGCAGGCCAAATCGACATACTCTTTTCCGCCAATATCAGGCAGCACCGCCACGATGTTGTA